TTAAGCAAAAAAGAACAACAATTTGCAAACATTGTAAAAATCGCACAACAACTAAAGAAAAAATAAAAATATGTCATTTGTAGTATCATCACTCGCAAATTACACCAATGAGCAGAGTCTTAATTTATTAAGCAAAGCCCTATTCGGTGGTAAAACGGCTCGTTTAATGTACGACGCTGGTCAAGTTCAAGTAGGTATCAAATCTGCTGAAACTCTTAACATCCTTAACTCAGATGTTTATTTCCAAACAGACGGATGTGGTCTAACCCCATCTGGTCTAACAACTTTCACACAAAGAACTTTAACTGTTGGTAAACTTGCAGTTGAAGAAACTCTTTGCCCTAAAACTTTAGAAGCTAAATGGATGCAAACACAAATCGCACCAGGTTCTGCAGTTGCTTTACCATTTGAAGAACTTATTGGTTCTGAGAAAGCTGGTGTGATTGCTGAGAAATTGGAAATTGCTATTTGGCAAGGAACTGTTGCAACATCTAACACTAACCCTAACACAAACAAGTTCGATGGTTTTACAACTATCTTGACTGCATTAGGATTTGGTGGTTCTGGTGACCCTATTTCAGGAAACACTATTAGTGCAACTGCGGTTACAACTTCAAACGCTGACGATATCTTGGACGCTATCTACGCTGCTATTCCATCACGTATTGCATCTAAAGAAAACTTGGTTTGTTTTTGTGGAGTTGACTTCTACAAAAAGTTCTTAGTTAACTTAAAGAATGCTAACTTGTACCATTATATGCCAGAAGCTGGAATGATGGATATGATTATTCCTGGTACTAATATGAAATTAATCGCAGTTGGTGGTTTGGATGGAACTGACAAATTGGTTGCAACTCATTTGACTAACTTATTTGTAGGAACTGACCTTGCAAATGAAGAAGAACAGTACAAATTTGTATTCGACCCAATCAGCGAAAACGTATATTTCAAAGCTAAAATGAAGTATGGCGTACAAATTGCATTCCCTGACGAAGTAGTTTATTTCACCCTTTAATCTATATAAGATATGCCGTGTTTAATTTCTCAAAGTTTTGCCCTTGATTGCAAAGATGCAGTCGGTGGCGTTAAATCTATCTATCTTGTTAACTGGGCTAAAACTGGCTTTACAGTTGCAAGTGGTGAAGTTACGGCAACATCAGTAGCAAGTGGGGATGTTTATTTCTATGACATCCCTAAGGCAACTGCATCAATGACTAACACAACCAACGTATCTGTTGAAAATGGCACGGTTTTTAACCAATGTGACATCGCTTTCAAGTTACGTAGATTGTCAACAACAAAGCGTAATGAGTTAAAATTGTTAGCTCAAGGACGTGTATTCACTATCGTAAAAACCAACAATGACGAGTATTGGTTGGTAGGTAAAGAATCAGGTTGTGATGTTAGTTCAATGGTTGCGAATACTGGTGCTGCGTTTGGTGATAGTACTGGTTACGAAATTACTCTACAATCATTGGACATCGAAGCTCCATATAAATTGCAAAGTTCCGTAGTGACTACATTAGGACTTTAATTTCTGTCTTGTTTTCATATGTGGGGGGTGGCTTAGGTCACCCCTTTTTTATTGTAACAAATTAGGTTATTTGCTAATATACTTATAATGCTACTTATCACTAAAGGCGAAACGAAATTTTGGTACTTGACATTGACCGAGAAAGTCACTATCAGCAATCCTAAGTTTTTGTTTTACGTTACGCACTTACAAACTTTTAAAACGTATGCCTTTCTTTTGACCGATACAAGTGCCTTTACTGACCGATATAATAAATTTTCGGTTAATGAAAATACATATAACTTTTTTGAAGGTGAATATATGTACGATGTTTATGCACAAACATCGAGTGTAAATTTAAACCCAACACTTGCAAATGAGCAAGTAGAAAGTGGTATTTTAAAAGTTCAATTAGTTGAATCGGCAGAAGTATTTTATACCCCAAGTTAATGCAAAAAATAATAACTATAACGATTAATTCAAAAACGTATAACCCGACTAATGTACAAAAAATAATTAGTCAAGGGGTGCAATCTTTTGTCTTATTAAGTAATATAGGTTCAGAATTGTTAACACAAAATGGCAAAACATTAGTATATGGCAAATAAAGATTTTAAAGATTACGCCATCGCCGGTAGTAATTTAACATTGACTTATGACAATGTGAATGACACAGTAACTTTTGCAGCACAAAATGCCGTGCAAAGCGTAAACGCCAAAACTGGCGTAGTCGTATTAAATAAAACTGATATTTCTTTAGGCAATGTCGACAATACAAGTGATGCTAACAAACCAATTTCAAGTGCAACACAAACGGCATTGGATGCTAAACAAGCAACCCTTGTAAGTGCAACAAACATTAAGACAATAAATTCAACTACACTTTTAGGTAGTGGGAATATAGCAGTTGAACCAACAATTACCGCAACAACTTCTGCAGATTATTATCGTGGCGATAAGACATTTGCAACGTTAAATCAAACGGCAGTCGGTTTAGGCAATGTGGATAATACTTCGGATGCCAACAAGCCAGTAAGTACTGCAACGCAAACTGCAATTGATTTAAAAACAAATAAACTAATTGTTGCAAATAGACAAACGGCAAGTTATACCCTTGTTTTGACCGATGCTGATAAATTGGTAGAGATGAACGTAGCAACTGCAAACAACTTAACTATTCCTTTAAATAGTTCTGTTGCATTTAGTATTGGGACTCAAATTTTAGTTTCGCAATATGGAGCTGGTCAAACAACAATAGTTGCAACGGGTGGCGTTACGGTTAGAAGCAATGGTGGTAAATTAAAATTAAACACTCAATATAGTGGTGCAACATTAATTAAGATTGCAACGGATGAATGGTATTTATTTGGAGACATTGCATTATGATTTTAGCGACTCACGGGATAACGGCAAGTTTAAGTGGTGGTTTTGATTCTGATTATCAAGCCGTTTTAAACTATGGGAATAGTTTAGGTTATACCTTGCCAAGTGTAGGTCAACGCACGAAACAAAATCAATTAATGTTAGATTTAAAAGCAGCTGGTATATGGAATAAATTAGATACATTTAGCGTATTTGCAACCGATGGAAACTCAAATTTTGCTTTAATTGATTGGAAGAGATTAACAACATACACGGCAGTAAATTCTCCTACGTTTACTACAAATACAGGATTTCAAGGCAATGGAACGAGTAGTTATATTTCAACAAATTTTAATCCTGCAACAAGTGGCGTGAATTATACCTTAAATAATGCTTCTCGTTTTTTGTGGCAAAAAGTAAAAGGGTTAGGAACAAATCCGAGTGATGGTGTCATTACGGCTAATTTAAACTGTATATTATCACACGGTACAATAGGTAATCGAATAAATACATCAAATCCTTTAACCACATCTCGACAAGTAAGTGTTGTTGGTTTAACGGGATTGTATAGGAGAAGTTCCTTAGATGTGGATTGTATTACAAATTTGACTATATTTCCAAACACAGCATTGTCAACCTCGATAAATAGCAATAATCAATTAATAATGAGAGGCGGAAATAGTTATTCTATAGTTCAAGCATCTTGCTATGGAATGGGTGCATCTTTGACCTCTGAAAATACAGATTTGTATAACGCATTAAACACTTATTTGACATCTTTATGATAATAGTTTTACATCCAAACAACGAGCAATACAACGCTTTAAACGGCTATCAACATAATAGTTCAGAACTTCTATTTGTGTTAGATGGCTCGAATAGATACATTGTTGGTTTGGAAGTTTTAAACGATGAAAACTTTACAGAAATTAATGAGCAACTTTTACAACTTGAACGCATTGAATATACCCCAATAAATGAAAATCTATAACGACACGGCAGCCGATTCGAGCAGCATAATTTCAGTAGTTAGTGCCTTTGCATCCATTAGTACTACGGCACAACCTATCATTTCGGCATTGGCTGGTTTAGTGGCAATCATTTCGGGTTTATTTGCAATACGTTACTACATAAAAAAAACAAACGAATTATGAAAATATTTGAAATATTTAAAGGTGATAAAGGGGAGTTTAGCTCAAAGAGAGTGATAGGCATTATAGGTGGCTTTGCTTTGATAGGGGCTATGGTTTACCACAACACCGATAAGTTAATAGAAAGTGTAGAATGGGTGGTCATTCTAACATTGGGATTCACAAGCGTAGATAAATTTGGAAACAATGGAAAATAATAAGTTCGCACTCGATAGACTTTCATTTGCTGGTATTTCTTTGCCTACATTTAAAGAAAATAAAACAAAGGGGTTTACAACTTTTGGTGAGGATAACTTATACCCTCAAAAATTGATTGACCTTTACAACAAAAGCCCTAAGCATAACGCTATTGTCAACCAAAAATCGTCTTATATTGCTGGTGAATCATTTGAAATTTATGCAGATGACACGCTAAACAAGGCAAAGGCATTTGACAAGTTAAGAAATATCAATGCATTTGAAGATTACGAGTCGTTTAATACTAAGATTTCACAAGATTTTGAACTATTTGATGGCTATTATATTGAAGTGATATGGAATAAAGCCAAAACTGAGATAGCAGAACTTTATCATTTGCCATTTCAGAATGTTAGATTAGGCAAAGATTGTGCGTATTACTCAGAAGATTGGTCAAATAGCCGTGAAGCCGTAATCGAATACCCATTATTTAACCCTACAACAAGGGAAAATAAGCAAGTATATGCCTTTAAAATGTATAGAGCTGGTCAAGGAAAATACCCTTTACCATCTTATATCGGTGCTTTAAAGTACATTGAAATTGACGTAGAGATAGGTAACTATTATTTGAGTAATATCAAAAATGGATTTTTTGCACAGACAGTAATTCAAATGTTTAAGGGACAACCAACGCCCGAAGAAATGCGAATTGCTAAACGTAGGTTTAAAAAGAACTATCAAGGTGCAGAAGCTGAAGAAAGTGGTGGTCTTATTATTATGTATAATGAGCAGAACGAAAAACCTGCAGAAATTACCAACTTACAACCGTCTGACTTTGACAAACAATTTCAACAACTAAACGACCAAGTTCAAGAAGAAATCTTTGTAGGGCATAGAGTAAGCACACCCGTTATTTTTGGAATAGCAACACCCGGTACATTGGGGCAACGTAATGAGATAATCGAAGGTTACGAGTTATTCCAAACTTCTTACATTGAACCACGCCAAAAAATAAAGGATTCGTCTTTTAATGTGGTGTTTCAATATATGGCTGATGCTAAATTGAAAACGACTAACAAACCACCAATTGGACAAGATTATATTTTACTATTTGAAAAAGGTATTCTTGATAAAAATGAAGTTCGCAAAGAATTAGGTTTTGCCATTGTAGAAGAAGTTGCAATGTCTAAAAAGCAAAGCGACCAAGATGTTTTAAATTTATTTGCTGAGTGTGGGGTATCAAAGAATGACTATGAACTTTGTAAATTTGAATTTGCAAGTGCATCAGAAACTGCCATTTTACAAATCTTAAATGCAAACGATGGAATAACAGTAGGCGAGATTGCAAAGTACGTTAACATCGACGCTCAAAAGATAATGGATGCAATCACTCAAATGATTGACGATGGCTTAATTAATTCAGACAATGGCAAACTTTCAACTTCTACAAAAGGTACACGTGAACTTTCTAAAAGTGTAGACACTCAAATCGAGTTAAGATACGAGTATGGTTTGGACGCTGCCTTTACTGGTGAGCCTGAATTGATAGATACAAGTCGTGATTTTTGCCGTCAATTGATAGGGTTAAATAGATATTACACACGTACAGAAATAGACACGATTTCAAGCCGTGTTGATAGAGACGTTTGGAAGGAAAGAGGTGGGTGGTACACAATACCTGACACCGACGTACACATTAACCATTGCCGTCACGCTTGGAATAGTAAATTAGTTAGAAAGAAATTATGACAAACTTTGTTTATTTAATATCGACCACTTATCTTAAGACCGAAAGTCCCATCAACGAGAATGTTGACGATAAACTTTTAAAATCTGCTATCAAAGAATCACAAGAAATTTACATTCGTGATATTATTGGTAGTGGCTTGTATAACGAATTGCAAACACAAGCGTTTGCTGGTACATTATCGGCTAACAATACCAACCTTTTAGACACTTATATTGCACCTTGCTTAAAGTACTACACATTGACGGAATCAATGCTTCCTATGACCTTTAAAATGCTAAATAAGAGTGTTGCAAGTCGTAATAGTGAGAATGCAACGCCAGTTACTATTGACGAAATGACAATGATTGAAAGAAGGTATAGGGATAAAGCTGAGTACTATGCAAATAGACTGCGTGATTATTTATTAGCAAATACCAATATATTTCCATTATTTTTGAATAGTGGTTCAACAAGTGATACTATATTTCCTCAAGACGTACAAGTTTTTGGGGGCATTTATTTACCAAACAACAATGACTGCGACGAAAGATATTATTTTATCCGACCTTAAAGGCAAGGTAAGAAAAAAAAACGAAGCCAAACTTTT